TATGTGCACTACCGGTATCCCATCGTGTTTCTAAATCTTTAGAATCTCGATAATACCACGATGCGCCAATTGTCGCTCCGGGCTGATCTGTAAATGTACCATTACCCGAATTCCATGATTCAGATACCGGATATGCATACAATGTATAGTCGTATGGCAAATCTTCGGCCGATGCAGCTCTTAAATTCAGATATACAGATGCAGATCCTTCTGCATTGCCAATCGGCGGTATTTCTTTATTATTTACTGCAGTCGTTAATGCAGCAATCTGCGAACCAAAATCGACAATAATTCTAGTATTATATGTATTCGAAGATATCGGATCTTCAACAGATAATCGTGTGCCGGCAGTAGTTTTGGATAGTTCTAATATCTCATCTTGTCCGGTATTTAAGTCCGAATACTGTTCGTATAATGTTGTGTCTCGTTCTGCGAAATATAATTGATACATGACTTACTCTTATGGCTTTACGACCCGACCTTTTATATCAGCATTAGGGTATTTTACTTCGAAAATACACGGATCTAAACTTGGATACACAATATTATTTTTTGTAGCTGCATTTATGTTATAGACATTTCCAGAGTAACCGCTATTGGTATCATATAAATTTGTTATTTCTAGACTCGGAATACTCTGTACACCTTCTAATCTATCTAATTGAGATATCATATTTGATATATTGAGTGGACCATTAATTTGCATACGATCATTATGTAACATACGCTTTAATTCATCAACACAACGTAATACGACTGTAGCACTATTCTCGTTCGGCTTAGGTATGACTTCAAATTCTACGCCGATATTAACTACATACGCATTCTTAATATTGATAGCATCAGTCAGCATTCTATAGTTTGAAAGATATGTTCTTAAATTTTCTCGTATGGCAGGATTCGGATCGACGAAATTGCCATTCGCATCATATGATAAAGTATACAAATTTAATGCCATTGGATTTGATATAGTATCTCGCGGATATTCTTTATCATTTGTATCCTTCTGCGTATCTCCGATGATATAAGCTTTAGTTACGGATCCATATTTAGACGGCATTGAATAGCATCTAGCAATATAATCTTCACGTGTTATTGCTCTATTTTGTGCTGCAAATGCGGCCATTGCATCTTGTCGTATACTCTCTAAATTATTTGACGATTTACCGCCGGTAGCTGCAACCGAATTATTTATAGCAACCGAACCTTTGACAAAGGATAAATCTAAACCATTAAATTCAGTATTTGTATCGTAAGTAATTTCTAAAATATTAGTAATACTATTAACAGATACATTTTCATTGATAGCTCCACCTACTGAATATTGTACTGTCAATGTTTCATTATTAGGAGCAATACCATATGTACTAGTATGTAAGAAATTGGTAGGATCAACATTGTTTAATGTCGTTCGATTTAAATATTCTAATCCCATGCCTACATTTCTAGGATTTGGAATTAATTCTTCATCTGCATCTGAACTCACGCCAGCGCCGAATTGCAATTCAATACGTTTATCATCACGCACCCGCGTTACAAATCTACGTGCAGTCCGTCGTAATTTTAAAATGTATGGTACCGTAGATTGATAATCTGATAATGTCGGGTCATTAAATGGTACATTAGCAATATCTTCGAAGATAGTATCTTGAGCTAGATAATCGACTTGATAGAATTTATTACCAGTATCACTAGTTACGTCAATGATATCCAATACATTGGTATCAGGAAGTATAATTTTATCATATGGCTTCGGATCTTGAAAATCAAAAGTCAATGTTTTAACTTCGCCGGCGACTGCCTGAACGGTCTTTTTGTACAAATAATATGTTACGTTGTTAGCGCCATCAACTTCATACACAGATACGTCTAATGGACTGTTACTAGTGTCTTGAGAAAAATCTACTTGTTCTAAAGTACGGAACGTAACTCCAGAATCGGACGAAACACGCATGCCCGATTGGATTGAAAGCGCATATCTGATATCAGGTCTAGCATCGTCGCCAGTTCCGATTGCAGGTACTAACTGAAATACATCTAGGTCAACTACTGCCGGAGCATTGAGAGTCGGTTTATAACCAAACATCTGTGCAATTTGTAAAATATTCGCTTCTTCAGTTGCACTTGATAATAATGACTCTCTAAATGACTGGTCCGAATAATATGATAACACGTCGCCGACATATGATGCCATTTCAATGAACATCATACCTGGAGAAGATTCGTTAAAATCCTGATACGAATCTGGATAGTATTGTTTAGCAAAGTTAATTAGATTTTGTCTAAATTGCGCAAAATCCTTATTTAAATACTTTACATCCTTTTTAACTAAATCCATTTTATACTCCTATAGTCGCGTCAGATGTAACCAGGTCATTTTCGGAAGCTAATATATTAATAACTAAATTTGCGCCATTCTCCGATGTACGAAAATGTAATCTTAAATCTATCCTATGATCAGTACGTATTGCTTCAATATCATTAACTACAATATACGGCAACCAGAAATTTATATCATCACGTAATGATGACTTTAAAGTATCTAATAACGTATCTGTATTAGCCTCGAATAGGCTATTGTATATATTCGTTCCGAAATTTGGTTGCATTATACGTTCGCCCTTTCTAGTTAAAAGTAAATTTTTTAAATTACTAATAGCTTGATCGTCGGTAGTAAATGTTTGTGCAAATACACTTCCTGCAGATAAAGATCCTGATGCATAATGCGTATCTACATTGCGCTTTGCAGCTGATTTATTAAGAGGTAGTGCTATACCAATAGCCACGTCTGGCGTTTCATTAATGGGCTGATATTGATATACCGTTCTTGACAATTATTTTCCCTTCTTCTTGTCAATAGCCTTCATTAATGCTGAATAATCTCTAGTCATTGCGCCGACAGTAGCTACGACAGCTTCGTCGTTCATATCAACAGGCGCGCCATTAATATCTGTTGTAGCTAATGGCCCCGGATTGCTAGGATTTGATATTCCAAATGCCTGTGCCATTTCTGATTTGAAATTCATAGTCGACCATTCTTGATCAGCTGGCATTGCTGTAGTCTCATTTAAGATATCATTCAACATATCATTTTCAACGATACGTTTTTTCTTACGTGGCATTGCAGGAGTAGCCGGCAATGCATTTTCGTTTAACTGTTGTAACTCGGAACGTACAGCAGAACGTACTTCTTCTCGTATAACTTTACGTAAAAGTTTAACAAATGATTTTGTTTGCATATTCTTCCTTTTTTATAAATATGTACTAATCGATTATCTGTATTTATTCTAAGCCATTGAACGGTACAATAACTATAGGTACCGGCGCAGACTGAAATCCTATGTACATGCCTCGTATAGTACCTAAATGCGACTGAAAAGCTTGTGCTAAATTCTTAGCTGTCTGATTATAATTTCTACTCTTAGTCATTGCCTTGCATAAATCATTAGCTAATAATAATGGATTGCCGGGAAACAATACTATTGGACTAGGAAAGATTACAATCGGATCTAATTGTACAGTAGTGTTCATTACAGCTCTAGGATCACCGCCGAACTGTTTCGTTGCATTAGGGTCGCCGGCTACTACATCTTTCATTGCAGCTTCCCACTGATCATTAGGTACAGGAAACCCTGCTGCCACCGGGGCAAAAGCCGGTGCCGGTGCTGGTAAAGGAGATAATTTTACGCCAATACCTGGTGTCCAGAATTTTAAAATATTTGTTGCAGCAGGAAGAAAATCTTTCGGCGTTAGTTGTCTAGTCTGTTGCCCTTGCTGTAATGTTTCTAAAATACCGTCTTTGATAAATTGTCGCTTATCACGTGCCTGCAATACAATAGATGGTCGTTGGCCAGAATTATATTTTACATTGATCGGCGCTAATGCAGCAATGTATGCAATAGATAACATTTCCGCAAACTGTTCCGGTCCTTTCGGAGCTCCTTTCTTAAGAAATGTTGATACCGTAACTTCAAATGGTTTCCAATTAGCCATTATTGTCTCATACGTCCTAACTTAGCTTTTATCGTACTAACCTTAGCTACCAATGATGGATTCCCTACCGTCGGACCGACTCCTGTTACAAATTGATTTGCGCCACTCGGCCCCATTGCTAGCAATTCATCGAGTACTTCATCAAACAAATCGAAGAATGCATTCATATCCATAGCCCAGTCTTTAGTTGCTACTCCTACTGTACTTTTGCTAGATAATACAATTTCATCTGTCCTGCTATTAAAAATCAATCGATCACTAGTAATTATAACTTGCGGTTTAGTATAACCGTCAACACTACGTATACCCGGGGCTAATCTACGTTGCGAGGGCTGTAATTTAATTTTATGTCCTGTAGTTAGATAGATACTACTCTTGTCTTTGTTAGGGTCTTCTACGGTGTAATAACGATTAGAAGGATTGATTCCAGTTGTTAATATTGTCAACGGCTCACCTTCGGGTCCAGTCCATGACGGCTCTGTTTCATAAACTTTATTACCAGTATTGGAACGTACATTTTGAGCTACGCCCGATGTAAATCGTAAGGCCGAACCGAATCGATCTTGATATATTATATCACCTTCATAAGGCTGTAAATTAGGCACGGCCTTTTCTTTAAACCCATATTGATCTGGCTCATTTGCTGTCTTACTAAATATATCTAAGCCCGGACGACTAATCCATGGCATTAAATTACTATTCTTAAGATCATGTACATTAATTGTAGTTAAATAATAATATCTAGTACTGTTAGGACTTTTAGTATCAGTACGGCCGTCGGTCGTAGCTAATGCAATTACTAACTCGCCATTCAAAGGGACGGATGTGATATTCGGAAGTAGTGGCGCTGCTAGATCTCGTCTAGTAGAATTACCTACTTTATATTCTATACGTACCTCGCCCGGCCGTCTATCCGAATCTTCGAACACGCCGCCGCCAGTTTGATTATACGCGCCGGCATCATCATCATCTATCACTTGGGCGACTATCAGTTCGAGTGACATCTACTTCTTCCTGTGTTTCTTTTATTTGCTTAATTTCTTCTTCCGCCTCTTCCAATAATCTAGCCCTTTCCTCATCACTCAATCCAAACTCTCCGCCGCCTTCTTCTTTATTGCCAGATGTAAGTAATCGTTGAACTACTGAAGCTAGCTTAACTAATGCATCGTCGTTCTTAACAGATACTTCCAGATAATCTTTAATCAGAGGTACTATAACAGTTGCATCGCCTACATTCTTAACTAACGGCTGTAGTTCCTGAATAAGACGATCGATTTGTCTAGATTTCTTTTTTGAATTATGATAAACATCTCTCATAAGATCGGAGAATGTCGTACCATTGAACAGTTCAAAGTCGGTACCGCTCATAAGACCCCTTTTAAATAAATATGAAGAG